AGCAAATCGACTTTGTGGTACACACTATCACTCCTTGGATTAAAAGAATTGAAGGCGAATTGAACTCTAAACTAATTCCTTCTAAAAAAACAGGAACAGAGTATTTTAAATTCAACCTTACAGCAATCCTTAGAGGAGATTCTAAAAGTAGAGCTGATTACTACAGAACGCTTGTAAACATTGGAGTAATGAGTCCTGATGAAGTTAGGTCTTTAGAAGATATGAATCCAATGGGTGAAGAAAGTGAAAAGGTTTATATGCAATCCAATATGATGCCACTTGACCGACTAGGTGATGAAACGTCTAGAGGAAAGACATCAGAATAAACTTATATATATGAAAAATAACAAAGAAATAAGAGTATATTCTTCCGATTGTGAGGTTCGTATGAATGAAGGTTCAGACGATATTACAGTTAGTGGGTATGCTGCTTTATTTGAACACGAAAGTAGAGATTTAGGCTTTAGAGAGTCTATTTCTAAAGGTGCTTTTGAGGGTAGGTTAGATGATAACGTGATCCTTACCTTTAACCACGATTCTAACGCTATATTAGATAGAAATCAAGGTGGTACATTAAAACTCTCAGTAGATGAGAGAGGATTAAAATATGATGGAACATTACCAAACACTTCTACAGGTAACGATGTCGCTGAACTTATGCGTAGAGGTTTATTGTACGAATCGTCTTTTGCTTTTACAGTTGAAGATGATGTTTGGACTCAAGATGGTGATGTCCATAAAAGAAGCATTAATAAAATCGGTAGGTTGTTTGATGTTTCTATAGTTGGTGTTGGTGCTTATGCTGATACCGATGTTGCACTACGAGCTTTAGAACAAATCAAGGAAGAAGTTTCTGAGAAGGTTGAAGAAGTGGTAGTAGAGCAAGTTGAATGCGATAGTGAGGACACACTTTATAAAATCGAATTGTTACAAAATGAATTAACATTAAAAAGTAAACTCTAAAAAGATGAAAAACTCTGTAGAATTACGTCAAGAAAGAGCAGGTTTGATTGCTGATGCAAACACTCTACTCGAAACTTGTAAAACTGAAGCTCGTAACTTCAACGAAGATGAAAAAGTATCTTACGATGCTAAAATGGTATCTATTGACAACCTTAAAAAAGACATCGAATTGGTGGAACGTCAAGAAACACTAAATGCTGAAGTTGCTTCAACTCCTGTATCTCACTCAACTCAAAATGTATCTGATTCTAAAGAATTAAGAGGATTTTCTTTTGTAGAGGCTTTTAACGCTGCTAAAAGTGGTCGTGTAGAAGGTTTGGTAAAAGAGATGGATCAAGAAGCTCGTAACGAGAACCCTTCTCAAAACTTCAAAGGTGTTGCAATCCCTTATTCTGCTTTAGAATATCGTGCAAACAACACAGGTCTTACTTCAAACTCTCAGCCTGTAGAGGTTAAGTCTTTTGTAGACGATATGTTTGCTGCTTCTGTATTAGTTGGAAACGGAGCAAATATGTACACAGGTATTTCTGCTTCACAGAAAATTCCAATCGTAGCAGGAATTACAGCAGGTTTTATTCCTGAAAATGGTTCTGCTGTTAATACTCCAGCAGGTACTGTAGAAGGTGGTCAGTTAAACCCAAGCCAAATTATCGCTGCTACTAATGTTTCTAACGCTGCTATTCAGCAAAACGCTTCTATTGAGGCTGCTTTCCGAAGAAACTTCGCTTCTGCGATTATGGCTCAATTCGAGAAGAACTTATTGAACGTAGCTGACATTACAGGTCCTACTTCTATCTTCTTGGATGGTACATCCGCTTCAACTGACTGGACTGCTACAACTGCTTTAACTGCGGTACAAGCAATGTTCAACAGCTTGATTACTAAAGGTAACGATGTAAACAAGTCTTCTATCAAATTGCTACTTAACGGAAACGCTTACGCTGATTTGACTTCTCAAATTGCAGCTAAAGATGGTTCTGCTTTCAACGCAGCTTCTATGAACTTGGTTGACAAGACTGTTCTTAACATCCCTTACGCTATATCTTCTAACGTAGGTAATGGTGCTAACGATGCAAGAGCAAGAGCTTTAATGTTAGATATGGAAAAAGTACACCTTGCAATGTTTGGTGGTCTTGATTTATTAGTTGATCCATACAGCCAGTCTTTGAATGGTGGTACTCGTCTAGTGTTAAGCACTCTTTTAGATGGTTTGATTGCTCAAACTACTGGAAAAGAAGCAGCAGTAAAATGTGTTGCAGCAGCTTAATAATAGCTTATAGTTTAAATTAAAAAGGGAGTCCTTCGGGACTTCCCTTTACTTACAACATTAATTCTATGTACTTAGACCCAAACACAAACATACAAGGCGATTTAGTTTTAACAGATAATCCTACAACAGATGTAGTTTCTGTAACTGAAATCAAAGCTCATCTTCGTATAGATACGAGTGATGAAGATACTTTGTTGGGTCTATATATAGATGCTGCTACTGAGATGGCAGAGAATTATTGCGGTAGACATTTTATTACACACACCTATAAATTATACTTTAACGAGGTAGTTCAAAAGGCTTCATTAATTTTTCCTGACTGTACTTTAGTTACTCAAGATGGTCAGAACTCACATAGGTCGGTTTGGTATGTTAATTCATCAGGAGCAGAGGTAGGTTCTGATGATGCTTTCATAGATGCTTATTCTAATCCATCTATAGTATATTTGAGTAGTGATTTTACAAACACTACCTTAAAAGATGATGCAGCGAATGTCTTTTACTTTAACTTTAAGACAGGATTTGGAGATGCAGCAACTGATGTACCACAGGCAGTTAAACAAGCGATTAAATTAATCGTAAGCGATATGTATTATTTTAGAGAAGATAGAAAGCGTAAGTTTCCTATGGCATCTGAAATACTATTACAACCTTATAAATGCTACCATTAAGATATGGCATTTATCAGTAAAATAAAAGCAGGAGATTTTAATCAAAGGATTAAGTTAAAGTCGTTAACTACTGCACAAGATGATTTTGGAGGTGTTACAAGTACTTATTCTGTCCTAACTACGGTTTGGGCTAATAAAAACGTAAAAACCCTTAGAGACATCGAGGAGAAGTTTGAGGGCGAAGAGCTTCAATCTTATGGTAGATTTGTTTACACTATAAGATACTCAAGCGAAACTAAAAATATTAAGTCAAACTGGATTGTTGAAGAGGTTCAAACAAGTGATATTTATGAGATTTTAGGTTTTGTTATAGACCCTCGTAAAGAGTTTATCGAAGTGTTCGTTAAACAAGACTTACCAACCCAATCACCTGTCTAGTATGGCTAAACCAAAAAATAAACAAAACTTTACAATAAAGGTAGAGGGAGTTGAAAGAGTTAAAAGAGGACTTAAAAATCTAGGATTAACTGCTAAAAAATCTCGAACCGAAATAAACAAAGCTCTTAGACCTGCTGCTAATATGCTTTCAAGAGGTATCAGTAGGGCTTATAAGAATCAATTTAAAAGTAAAAACCCTGGTCTAAGATACGATCCATCATCCAAAAGCTACAAGCAAGGGATGAGAACGTCAGATACGATTGGAGCTGTTACTGCAAGAAAGTCAAAGCAACCTGGGTTGTTTGTTGGGCCAAGATTAAAAAAAGTAAACCCACACTATTTTAAAAGCAAAGCAAGTAAAAACCTTGCTGCGATGCAAATAAAGGGGTATAAAGATAGGTCGGGAAATATAGTTAAGTTTCCTAACGTATTTGAGATAACGGCAAAATCAATGGGAACTCAAGTATCATCCAAGGCTGAAAAAGACTTAGGGAGGTTGATAGATAAAATGATAAAAAAAGCAGGATTTTAGATGTTTGCAATAATAGGACAAAAGATAAACGATAGATTAAAGGGTAATGCCGACTTTGTTAACGCAAACGGTAAAACTCTTGGGTCTGAGCTTATATCTAATAATACTTGGGACAATACTACTGGATGGCTTAAATACCCTCCAGCCGCACCTATTGTACTTTCTGTTGTAAACAATACTTTAAAAACACTTACAGGTGGGTTTAACACAAAGGCAAACGCTTATACCCTTGCTAATGTTCAGCAAGGTAAATCTTACTTTTGTGAGTATTCATACGACTCGGCTAATCAAACAAGTGTAAATGTTGGAACTACTGAGTTAGGATCAGAAATACATCAAGGTGTATTAAACTCAGCAGGAACGGGAACAACTAGCTTTACTTTTACAGCTACAACAACAGGAGCTTACTATGTTAGTTTTATAAACAATAGCACAGTAGCTAATTCATTTGGAATACTTACAGCCGTATCTGTAAAAGAGATAACAAGTGCAAAAGTTTTCCCTGTAATAATACCACAAGGAACAACTTACCCTGCAACAACTTACGAGATTGCAAATGTATCTAACTTTATGTCTAAAGGCAGTTCATTAGAGTCTTGTGATGTATCAGTCAACATATCCTGTTTTGCAGAAGGGTATGGAACAACATATAACCAAGCTAAAGCAGTTGTAGGAGCTTTAGACTTGTATCAGGTAACTTATAGCGAGGATGGACAATCCTATACGGCTAAATTTAGATTTATGAATCTAGATGACGAGTATTATAAGCAGCCTGAAATATTCTACAAAAACTTAACTTTCAATTGTTTAATAATTAAAAACTAAAATAAAATGGCAATTTTAAACGCAAC